AGATACATTCAGAAGACTGCGCCGACCGTCGGCATCAAGATTCGCCCTCTCGGTTATCACGGTTACGGCGGCGCTCGCAAAGTAAAGTACGAGATTCGCCACGCTATTGACGGTGACGTCATGTATTACGAATTGGACTTGCTCGGTGTAGCCAAAGTTGTCGCTCACCTTCAGCACGGTCTTATGCTTCCCGGCTCGGTTCTCCGCGACCCAAACGGGAAGGAATGCCTCTTGCTCGGCGCTAAGGTCGCTCGTGGCAAGTACCTGTTCCTGATGTCCTCCAAGGCCGTCACGGAATACGAGGTGGAATACTACAATGGTCACCGCGCCGCTCGTAAGATTACGGCCGACGGCTGGACTATGGTAGATGCAGTTTAGTTTGGTACTGGGAGGCCTTCGGGCCTCCCATTAGGAGAAGCAAATGTCACAACGAGAACTATTATCCGACCTTATGCTGAATTATTGGCGTAGCCAAGAACTCGACCTCAGCAAGGTTACTGCCGACGACGAGGCAAGGGCCGATGCTTATCGGAACAGAATCGCTCGTCAACTGGAAGCGTTCATGAACGCTACGACCGACCTCATCAAGATGAGCGAAGCCGGCCTACCCGCTGAAGTCGCTATGGTCGTTCTGAGGACTACGCATAGGACGAATCAGACAGACATCATCCGTTCGGCGTTCCTTATCGTTCAGGCGTTCGCCAAACTTGACCTCGGTACTGATGCTCGGAACGAAACGGCCGTTGGCCTCTGCAAAGATGTCGTGGCCGGCTTCGAAGACAGACTCGGATTCTGGCGAATATAGTCGTTTGCGAGCCGTGCCGGCGCGGCGAATCACCGGCTTAGGAGAAGCATTATGAAAGCAATGAAGCATGGTCGCACCAACGGCCGCCACATCGTAAAAGCGAATAGTCCGTTGCGTAACCAAAGCGTCAATTGGGCATTCATCCCGAAGGCGTCAACGGAAGGCAAAACGGTTACCGCTCGCCTCAACGACAAAGCAAACATAAAGAAAGGTTAGTAAAGAAATGACAGGAAAGAAACTAAGTCCGGGGACGGACATTGAACTCGCAATCGGCCGCGCGATAAAGCGGCTTCGCAGTGTTCGCGGAATCGCTCAGGAGGCGTTCGCCTACAAGGCCGGCGTAAACCGGACGTACATGACAGACATCGAACTTGGCCGCCGCGCCGTCGGCATCGTAATTATGCAAAAGATTGCTAAAGCGCTCGACATTACGTTGACCGAACTTATGGTGGAAGTTGAACTCCAGTTGGAAGCCGCTCAGGGTCTCCCACAGGAAGAAACTAACGCCGGGTAGGTAAACTACCCCGGACAGACTAAAAGCCTCCAGATTCTTATTCTGGAGGCTTTCGTCGTGATTAGGCGTGGCTTATGTTGCCTGTGAAGCCATAACGATAATACATCCCGGTACTTGACTTGAAACCGTAGCATTAACGTTACCAAGGTCATACGCTTTAAACGCGAAGCGCTCAGTCGCTTTATACAGATATTGGTCTTCCAAGAACCGGGTCTGGTCGGCCATATCAATCGTAATAGAGCGTCGGTCACCGAAAGCCGTGCCGAGGTTCATGTCGGCGAAGGCCATCAGCGGCTTAGAAGCGTTCCCTGTGAATCCACGAGGCATAACCTGCGAGAACACTACTGGGTAACCATAAAGCGTTGGGTTCGTTCCGTAAGCGTTCTGGATGTCCAGAATTGAGTTACCACCCAAAGCGTCCAACAACGGCGCAATACAGTCGTACCAGAATTGCTTATGCATAAGCCAAACCGGATTAGCGCCGGGATATTGCGGCATAAGGCCGACCATCTTACGGACATTCGCAAGTGTTGGTTTATTCGCCGCTACCGAACCGGTGTCTGCCAGAACGAGCGACGCAATATTGGCCTTAGTTGCGTTCAATCCATAGACTGCATTCAAGATGCCGGTAACGCTTCCGAATGTGGAAGTACCGTCTCCCATAATACAATCGAGGTCTTCTTGCTGAGCCAACTTGACAGCGAAGTCACGAGCGGCCATCGCGGCATAATCGATAATGGTGTCTTCCGAGAGTTCACGGGAAACCGGGTTCACGGCCGCAAGTTTTAGGGTTTGCAGTAGAACTTGGTCGAACGTGAAATCACTCGTGGTAATCGCTGAGTTTTCACCGACATGGTAGACAGTGCTAGACCCAGTGAGGTTAGGCACGAGGAGAGTATCGCCAGACATCGGCCAAATGCGAGCGAGTTGGCGAGTAACGCCGAAACTCTCACGAAGGTAGATAAGGTCAGGTGACGTGATTACTGGAACTGTATATCCACCGGCGCTTTCTGTGCCTTCCGAGTTGGCTTTAACGTGACCGTTATCTTTTAGCCAACGGGTCGACTTCTGGTCGCCACGGAGAGACATGAGAAAACGGCCAAAAGTGTAGGCCTTGTAGTTCGCATCTTCGGTGCCGCCCGAGAAAACCTTCGAGGCTTTTACTGAACCGTATTCCTGCCACGGCTTATTGGTGATTTCGGCTTTAGGCGTTGGGGACAGTTCGCCAATCTTTTTCAGTGCGTCAATCTTGCCTTCCACTTCGTCGGCTTGAGCGATAAGCGCTTTCACCTCTGCGAGGCTGGACTTCTCGTCATTAGCCATCTCACGAGCGGTAGCAAGAAGCGTACTGCGACGCTCTTCTAGTGCTGATACGTTCATCTGGTAATCCTCTCTCGGAGAACGATTTGTAATTGCGCTCTCTCTACATGGTCCGGTTCCGTTTCGGGTCCCAGTACATCTACGGACTTGGCTTCTGGTTCTGCATCCCGCAGAGAATCATAAACCATCGGAGCCAATCGCTTGGCGGTAGACCGACTCACACCGAATGCATCCCGCAACCGATGCTCTGTCAGCCGTACAGTTTCCGGCATATTATGCCGAACGGCTTTCATAACCGTCTTGTCGTCAACGTTCGCGGATAGTTCCTTGACACGCTTGCCGAATTCATCTACGATAGCCGCCACATAATCGGTAAGCGGACCGGGTTGTTCACCAATAGTGTATAACGATTGGCACATAATTTCGTAGAGATGCTCTATGCCTTCGTGGAAAAGATATTCTTTGGCGCCGTCATATACCGACATTGCCCACTCAGACGGGTTTCCTACGGCCGGTGGTATTTCAATCTCCGCCTCAGAGTCTCCAGATTCGCCGTAGGAGTCCATCTTCACTTCCGGTTCGGTAATCAGCGACTCGATAGATTTCACCGTGTTTTTAGGCTCTGCTGGAGTCGGCGTCAGACTAGCCTCAGCAATAGGCCACCGAGTGATTTCACTTACATTGCCGAACGTCTTGCGCTCTACCATATGCGAAGCCGCTCCAGACGAATAACCGAGGCGGCCTTTCTTAGCCAAGTCAGCAATCATCTTGCCGTATTCGTCAGACATTTCCAGTTGGGCTTGATACCAAAGGCCTTTGTCGTCTGCCATGACATAACCTTTGCCGACCGGCCGCTTGCCGATGGTCTTATCCATGCCATGGTGGTAGTAAAGATTCAATGGAACTTTGGTGTCGGTAGGAAAGCCGAAGTCGGTGTCTTTAGTAAAGTAATCACCTTCCAAATCGGTCTCATTCGGCGAACCATAACGGACAAGGTAACCTGAGACCATACCGTTATCGTCGGACTTTATTGCGTCGCAGTAATAACCGAGAAGTTCCATACCATTAGTATCCCATACTTATATCTCTACATTGACAGGAGCGATAATCGCCGGATGAGGAGACAACCATTCAACTTGCAATATATCCATTAATTCAAGTAGATAGACTTGCCTGAACACCTTATCCGGTGGCAACATAGCCGAAGGTTGCGCATACGGTGGCCACAAGATTTCTTCTATAGATTGACTGGTAATCAATTCTTGCGTCCAGTCGTCACCATAAAGGAATGTATTGTAGTTCACTTCGTCCCAATGCAGTTCTACTGATGCGTCTTTGTATGTGGCTTTCGCGTAAATCATAGAATAAATTCTACAAGGAACTGAGCCAATCGTTCCGTTTCTTTAGACTTGAACAATTCCAACGGATTGTCATGCAACAATTCGGTAGTTGTAGTGACCATCTCAGTCCCGGTTCCGCGACCATTACCGCCTTCCCAATCGTAAATCCTGCCACCGTAATCGCGAGTAACATTAGCCATCTCTGGGAACGACTTTCCCATCCATGTGTTCTGGACTTTCCAGTTTTGCGTTAAGTCTTCCCAAATCTTTCTGGCCTCGGTCCATGCCAATCCGTTTTTAGGTCGTGTTCCGTCTGTATTGTTGTGTAGATGGTGAGTAAATTCATGCCAAGCCGTTTGCCGAGCGCTAAATATCGGGTCGAACTGTCCTGTGTATTTAGCACGGGTTTCAATAGTGGAAACCGAACCCAATCCATCTGTATGGAAGCCGCCGACAGAAGACGGCCTACCTTGCAGAGGGCCGCCGATAACTTGGCATTGTCTGATATCACGGTCTTCAACTAACTCAAAGAAGTCGTCCAGATAACCACGAACGGCTTTAGCGTTGGTTCCACTAGCATTACCGTTCCTATCAACGATGTGTACTCGTTTGGTTGCCGTACTGTTGAACGGCGTATCGGCGCGTAATGCTTCGTACATTTCTTTTCTGAATTGTTCGCGTTTGTCCTTGACTAAAACGTTGTGTGCATCTGCTATCGGCCGATATATGGCCTCTGCTTCTGCATCTGCTTTCTGTTGGATAGACCAAGTTTTATGTGTGTGCCAATCCGCCGCATTCTTATCTTTAGCGGCTCTGTACACGTCATAAGCTTTATCGCGCAATTTCTGTGAGGCCGCTATTTCGGATTCGATAGCCTTGGCTTTGGCCCTGAAGTCTCCCATAAATCTGCCACCGTCAACAACGAACCGGCCGGCATTCGTGTCGAAGAAGCGATAGGGATTCTTAGCGCTTTGGCGACCTAAAGTTGCTTGCCTCATACGCTTACTTTGCGGCGTTGGTTTACCAGTCGCAGTCGGTTGCGTGACAACAGTTGGCTTAGGCGGCGGCGGCGCTTTCGGCGCCTTCGGAGTTGGTGCCGGCTTCGGAGGCTTAGGTGGCTTCGGTGCTGGAACGGGTTTCGGAACCGGCGGCGTGACAGGAGGCTTAGGCTTTGGTGGCCGGCCGGGTTTACGCTTCGGCGGGACTGGAGGCGTCGGAGGCGTTATCGGTGGAACTACTGGAGGCGTGACAGGCGGCACCGGCTTAGGCGCCGGAGGATTTACCGGTGGTACTGGAACGGGTTGTGGCTTCTTAGGCTTAGGTTTATTTAAGTCAGGACGCCGAACCGGAGTATGCAAAATCCCGTCAGGCGGAAGCGTTACAGAACCATCGACGTCACGCAACGGTTTGATGGTTACTTGCGGTCCCCACTTCGGGTTATCTTTGACGCCGATGAGGCTATCGAGAGTGACTTCGCCGGCTTTATATTTCTGATAACGCGTCGGACCGAATACAGAGCGTATTTCGTCATCAGTCATGCCGGCCATGAGTTCTTTCGGGCCGGCGGCCGTAAACTTCGGTATAGGACTAGATGTGTTAGCAGAGAACCATGACGAGTCCGGCACAACGGGAATCATCACGCATCGGCACATCGGGTGAGATGGCATTAGTTCGTTCTTAGAATAGACTTTGCCAGATAGCACCAAACAACCTAAGCAAACCCGGCCGTCTTGCGCCGCCTGACGCTCGTAGCCCATAACGATGTCGTTTTGTTTGTAAACGTCTCGTTGGGCCTCTCTGGCAGAACGAATTAGTTCAGTCCTAGCGATTACTTCGACGCGTTGACGGGATACGTCCTGATAGCGTTTATAGAATTCTCGGGCTAATTGCCTCGGGTTGGTTTGGCGAACGGCGTTATTGGTTAAGAAGCCGGCTAGGCTTTGGCCGACATTGTTAGGCATAGCGGCAAGAGTATCGGCTAACGGACCTGAATCCAGCGATGCCACCAATGCCTGAACTTGGCCTTCATTTAGGCGTGAGAAAACGGCTTCGGTTTCGACGCCGTCTGGAAGTAATGATGTTACGACGTTGCTCGAACCATCGTTGGCCGTGCGGACTATCTTGTCACGGCCTTCTTCTATTACAGATTGCGCCGGCGGTACGAGGCCAATTAACGCATTCCGAATGTCTTGTATGGTTTGCTCAAGCGATATGAGCGTCTGTTCTTGAACTACCGTCCTAGGAACGCCGTTATCTTCTTGTTGTTTTATCTTCCGTTCGAGGCGTTGTATTTCCTGTTTGGTAACGAAGTTTAAATCGGCATAGACCAAGCGAAGCCGCTTCACCGTATCCGCTTCTCGAGCGGTAAGTGAATTGCGGAACTTCGCAACGGCCTTATAGATGTCGGCGTCTTCGCCGGTCGCTTTGACTATTCGTCCGGCAGAATCTCGAACCCGTAGAAAGGGCGATTGTAATACGGAACCTCGTGTCCGCTCTTAGTGCCTTGTGGACTTCCAGTATCTCCATTTGCAGGGGATTCAGTATTCGTAGCGAACATTACGCCTTCGTCTTTGGTATCCGGCTCTATGCCGACCATCCGCTTACTTTGCGCTCGGTCTATAATGCCGGCTTTAAACAAGCGTTCAGCACGAACGGCCATCGCGTCGTAGTCGTCGGCCAATGCGCGGACATTATCGTAGTTGTATGCGATGTAGCCGCCTGTGTCACCAAAGTCCGGCAATAAGTTTTGGGTCAGCGTATCTGAGATAACGCGCAATGTGGGAATCATTCCATCTTCCCAAGCCGCTTGTTGAGCGAATTCGTAATTGCTGTATGTAGACCTCTCAAGACCCGAACCAAGGCCGAGTACCATTGGGTTCAGCCCGAGGGCCGCCGCGATGCGTTCTTCCGGTAGACGGCGAATTGAATCGAGTGCCATTTCCTGCGGCGTAAAACTGACTCTATCCATCTTGTATGCGCCGGTCATCACTACTACGCCGCCGGCGTTATCACCGGTTAGGTTTTCACGAATAGCACGTTTCATGGTTCGCGCATCATCAGGCGAAACGTTATCCGCGTTATTGTTCGAATCTGGACCGATAACGATGCTCGGGATGCCACCATTACTCAGAAGGCCATAAGCCGTTGCCGAGGCCATATTGTCAGCGGCGATTTCACGTAAAGTGGATTGCAGAGGCGAACGACCTAAACGGATATCAGCCGGGTCGCGACCATAACGGAAATGAATCATGTCCGTTAGCGGTATGTCGTATTGTCGGCCGTCCGTGGAATAAACGTAATGCGTTACTGGCGTAATACCATCACCGACCGGACGAACCATATCCTGCGGAAGGTACTGTAGCCCTACGACCTCGCCACGGCTGGAAGTACGAATCTTACGGACATAAGCGTTACCGAACGCTTTATAGTCGGTGATAACCCAACCCCAAACAAGAGAAGCCGTGAGACCCGGCATCGGTTCTTCAATAAGCGTTAGTACGGGATGCTCTTCAACCGTTTCGTATTCGCCGTTACCCAGAGGCAACCGGAGTTCGGCAATCGCTTGCGGGAAGTTACGGATGTACCAGTCTATGCCGATAGCCACGACTGAGTTCAGTAACAAGTCGCCGGAAATGCGACTCCAGTCCTTTTGGCTTCCGGGAAGTGTTCGACGCAACAACGAAATGAATTGGCCGTTGCCGTATCCGGTAAAGAAGTTATCCCGGCTTTGGTTCAGCGGATTCGGTACCGGCTTGCTCGGGTTTGCGTAGGCCTTCAGAACATCGAATATTCCCATGCCAAGAGTATCGCACAAAAAGAAAGGCCCGACCAGAGGCCGGACCTTTATGTAGACTCTTGTGGACTCTATGCAGGATGTTTATATTCCGCGAGGCGGCGGCCGTCAACGACCTTTACTGTCCACCAAACAAGTCCCCACTTGACTTGGATTTGGACATACGGCTTTGGGTTCCACGGCTTTACCGCGACGTACTTGACGAAGTACATCTCGTCATTGATTCTGGCCTTATACTTACCGTAATCGGCGCAAACTTCAATCGTCGTCATCTTGTTCTGGAAGAACAAATCGAGAGCAAGCGCCTCGGCTTCGGTGAGTTTTACGCGTTCGCCCTTGCGATAATACTTTTCTTTAGTCATTTACTTCTCCTCTGTATGGAACCAATAGTTACCAAGCACACCTTCAGTGCTTGTGTCTACGAAGATTTGCCACGGTGTACAGTGAACGGTAGACGGACTTCATCGTAGCAAGCCGGGAGGTTCTTAGCCGAGAAGAACAGTTCGTCTTTGCGGCTGATAAACAACGGGTCTGTAATGGCATCGATTACCGCGAAGTAACCGGAGTCGAAGCGAAGCGAGGTATTCATACCGACTATTTACCTCGGTTTTAGTATGGCCGCTCGAAGTTTACGAGAAAAGTTTTATTTATTTCTCAATATGCCATCAGCGTATTCTTGCGTTGGCTGACAGTATAAGCGTAAACCTCAGCGTCCACGGAGTCGTCATGGTGGCCAATAGGGAACGATAAGAGTTCGTCGGTGAACCATTTCGGGAGCGATGCCGAATGAACTACGAGGCCTTGCTCATACCTTGCTTCTAACGCCGTAAAACGGGTCACTTTATCTTTATCGGGCCGGATGCCTACCACCGGAAGTTTAGTCGTGCGTAAGAGTTCTTGGATAACAGCGGCCTGATACTGAACGTTCTCAATGCCAATACTCTTCGGCTTCCATTTATCGGCCATATGTTTTACGAAGTTAATGACCTGATGGAACGGCGCTCGCATACGGGCAACGTCCCGAACATAAACGGTGCCATTATCCAGAATGCTCATCGCCACGATGCTCGTGTAGTCTGCTGTCGCTTTCTCCGAAATCGCTAAGTCCACACCTAGGTATACCGGTGCATCTTCATCGAAGTCGCCGGAGCGTAACCATTCACGGCGAATGCGAGCGCCGTCGGCGTTTAGGAATTCTGCCAAATACTCTTGGCGATAGGCCATGCTTGGTAGTGAACGGCTTGCGGCTTCCACTTCGGCCGGGTCGATGTACGGATTCGCGGTCGTTGGCATCTGCCAAGATTGCCAGTTCTCGTCCGCCAGATGGTTCTCATAAAGGACGTGAAAGTAATTATGGCCGTTCGGCGTTGAGAAGAACCACGCGTCTCCTTTATAGTCCGTCAGGGTAGGTCGTAACGCTTTATTCCATGCCTCTTCTAGATAAGGCGTCATAGCCGCCTCGTCTACAGCGATAGCACCGTACTTGCGGCCACGAGCAACGGTCTTCGGGTCCATCAGCGTCCAATAATCAATAACGCCGCCGGTTATGAGTTCTATTCTCGGCGCCGGCATCGTAACGGCCCTATGGATTATGGGAGCATACATCTTCCGGTGTGATAGATATGCTTCTTCCAAGAGGCGATAGTTAGGCGCAAACCAACCGAACGGAAGGCCCTTATCGATAACTATCGGCGCTATTACGTTACCTCCGAGCGTAGTCTTCCCCCAACGGCGGCCACAAGCCAAAACATTGAAACGTTTGGCCGTTCGCATAACCTCGGCTTGGGCAGAATGTAATTCAGGTAACGATAGACGTATCTCTTGCATATAAGCGTTCAGAAACTCTCTTTGGTGTATTCCACGATAATCTTTAGCGGCCCTGCATCCGGCCCTGTCAATTCATGCCGAATAGCCCAATCGTGTTTACGGCGGCGTTCTAGCCACCATGCGGCCGCTTGCCATGTGCCTTCTTGCGCGGCTTTGGCGATAATCGAGACGTTCCTGACGGCCGCATCGGCTTCCGCCTTTTCTATAGAGTCCGAGAAATCCGGTTTATCTTTAAGCCAAGCGGCAAACGTGTCTTCCGAAATGCCGGCGTAGGCGCATGAATCCCGCCGGGTATTGCCGGCGCTCAGAGCGTTCATGATTTTCTGAACACGTTCGATGTTGTATTTAGTCGGTCTTCCTGCCATATTATTTCCACCTAAAAAGAACTTCACCCGGCTTCTTTGTGTTGTGCCGAATCCATTGCGGGAAGTCGCGGACGAGCGCTTCAGCGGCCTTCATCTGTAACTCCGGTGTACGCCAATCGCAACAGCCTCCTCGGTTATCCCAATGTTGCCAATTAATCAGGACTTTATCGCATCGCAGATTCGCTCCATAGCGTAGGATTTGCATAGCCGACATCCCATAGTCGTCTTTTAATGTGTAATCCAGCGGATAGTGTATGTCGTGCGGCCGGAACAAAACGCAACACCCGACATTGAACTTATTCCGGCTTACCGGCTTTCCCTGATAGTTCAGGATGTTGGCTGTAGGCGCTACACCAATGTGGTGAATTCCCGGGTTGTCGTGAAGCGTCCGTAGCATAAAACGAATGGCATCAGGAAGTGTGGATTTCACGGCCTTATGCTTCTGGTCTTTCTCGGACCATTCGGCGAATGCGACGCTCTTATAGTCGTCACTCATCTGGAAATACGGCTTACCGCTGGCATTACCGATGTCTAGGATGAGTTGCCGGCCTTGCATGAAATGGTCTTGGATAATGATGTTTTCGGCACCATACATCCGATAAGCCCTCACTTCTTGCTTCTCTACGACCCAATTCACGGTCCACGGCGTATCTTTCAGGCATTCGTACCGGCCGACGTTTTCGGGCCGTCCTTTAGACTGTATGTAGATGGTGGCATCGTTCAATAAGTTATCCATTGTTCCTCATTTCGTTAGCACGGCGGATTTCGCGGCCGGCCCTAACCTTATTCGCCCTCTTGAGTTCTTCTAGCGGCGCGAGGCATTGCCACATCTTCGCCAGAGAGTAGTAAACGATAGTGTAACGGTAAGCGGATGTTGTTGAATACCCGATAGGCGTCACGCCGTGTAAAAGACTTTGACCATCAAACAATAGCAACGAGCCGTTCGTATTCTTGATAAGTGTGTCTATCTCCGGACAGGCTAAATAACCACCGTTAATTCCGTTTCGAAGAGTTACCATTGCCGACCATGCTTCTTTGAAATTGCCTCGGTCGTAATGGTATGGCAATTGGGAATTCTTGTTTACGACGCCGGAAGTAAAGACGGTGCCGCTGATTCTCCAATCTGAAAGTACCTCACTTGTTTGTTGAGAATGCTTCGCATAAATGACCGGGTTACGTTCTTTATACAAAGCATCCAGTTCAGTCCCGAGCGCCGCGAGTCTGGCCATTAGTTCGGGTGAATCATTAGTCATCCGGGTCGCTTGGCAATTCTCTCTTGTGTACACCGGATTCCGAGGCGTGTATCCGAAGGTGAGGTTCTTCGGAGCGATGCCGCTTTGCCGCGTTTGCGTACCGAATTTACTAACCTTCAGATTTGTTACGAGGCCGGGTGGAATCGTAACAGCGTCGCGCAAATAGATAATAGCCGGAACGTCAGAGCCGTTTAGGTAAACAATGGTGTCGTCTTCGATAACTTTAGTGCAATGAGCGGGAGAGGCATATTGTTTATCCCATTGCTTTAGGTCAATCTTGTTCTTCGTCAGTCTCAGTATTTCCATCGGTCTCCTCCACTCCCAGCAACCTCTCCACGACTTCTGCAAAGTCCTCTAAGCCGCTTTCTTCCATGTAGCGCTCGAATGCCTTTACCACGACTTCGTATCTTTCTAATTGGTAATACAGAACGATTTGCCGTACATCGTTAGCGAGGTAACGTTCTTTCTTTTCGGGAAGCGAAAGGCCGATTTGGTCGTCTTGTTGAGCAATTTCACCGATGAGGGCATCAAGGTCTTGAGGTGAATACCCGGTTCCGTCTAGGCCGATTTCCGTGGCCGCCAATTCCGACAAGATATCAGCAAGTTTAGCATCATCGTCCTGACCCAAACGGGTCGTTCTGTTGTCGGCCATAAGAATCCGCAATTCTTGCTTAGCGTCTACGTCAATCCACGTCACCGGTACGGTTTCCCAGCCAAGCGCCTTCGCGGCCATCACTCGGTGATTACCAGCGAGAATGTGATTGCTACGCTTATTGACGATTACCGAACCGTACCAACCATTGACCGCCAGAGAGTTCTTAATCGCCTCCACGTCGCCGTTATTGGCGTTCCGGGGATGATGCTTCAGTAGCGCGATATCGACCGTCTCGACGGACTCATTGATTATTCGCATTCTTCTTCCTTTTCGTTTATCTTGATGCCGACTTCGTAACCATAAATCCAGACTTGTACTTCCCGCTTGGTGGCCGCGACGAACACCGGGTCGCAGGTAAAGTAATCCATTCCGGGTGATGCTACCTTCCATTTACCTTGGTAGTTGTACAATTCTAGTCCGTGATTCTTTAACTGTGAAGTTAAATCGGCCATTCGGGTGACGTCACAATATCCGGCTTTCATTCGGTTTCTCCTTCTTCTTCATTCTCGCCGAGCATTTCCGAGACCATGTCGTAGATTTCGTACCAGCAAACGTCTTTGAGAGTACTAAGAATGATGTCTTGCATGAGCGAACCCGGTGGCATATCTTCGCCACGGTTCTCGGCCACGATGATGTCGTGAACGAAGTTTCTAAGAATCTGTCCGTCGTCGTATGTACGTTCTTTGCTGAGGCGGCCTCGCAGGACTTCTACGGATTCCTCACCGTCATTCTGAATGTGTAATGCGACCATCCATGTCGCGTGATTATGCCAACCGTTCATTTGCTTCTCCTACGCTTTGTGTCAGTTCGTCGGCCATCTTATCCGCCACCGATACGTCTGACGTTATGTGATAAGCCAAATACCAGACCGCTTTAATTAGGTCTTGCTTATCGTGTTTATGTTCGTGCCGAAGAATGTATTTCACGACATTCCCCAGCACGAACCCGAATCCGTACTCTTCTATGACTTGCATAGCCGTTATGCCACGAAGCCGATAATGGTCTCTCATTAGACCTTCTCGACAGCCTTGGTGTATGTGCGGCCGTTCTTCGTTTCTTTCTCAATCAGATGCAAGATTTCATCCGGATACCAGTCGCCGTTATCGGGCATTGGCTTCTCGCGGAATATTTGCAACTGTTGAGTCCCACAACAAGGGAATTGAACGCCGCCTTCGTAACCGTGGAACCGGTCTATCATCATGTCCCAAGCATCGCCCTTACGAGTAAATTCGATAAGGTCGCGACGGTCTGGAATAGAATAACCATCTGCGAACCAAAGTCCCCAGACTCTCATTGTTTTGCAACCTCCAGACTCATCAGGATGTCTACAGCGGCTCGCATAACATCGGAATGGTAATAGTCTCCGTTGAGCGGCGTCATTCTGACATTGCCCCAATCGGCGCCGGTAGTAACACCATTACTAATTAAATTAATACCAGTGATGTTGGCACGGACGAAATACTGCATCTGATTGCCGTCAGTCTGGCCGACGATGTGTACGCTAATGTCATGCGACAATGTGTAAAGAACGTCTTCCTCGAGGCCTTTCACGCAATGTTCGAATAGCGCTTTTACGGCTTCTTCGATGTCTGTTTTGAGTTCTACTCTCGCCGGGTTATTCGTGGCGATTTTGAGATTGTGAAAGAAACCATTCATTAAATCCATATCAACTCCTGAAGGGAGAACGGCTTGGCCGCTCTCCCATTATGATTATGCAAACGGGTCGGCGATGTCGTCGGTCTGAATCGCTTTTACCACCGGCTTGACGGCCGCCGGTTTTTGCTTACGATTGACGGACTCGATGGTATTGATGTCCCGGCCGGCGCGATTCTGCGCTTTCACCACGGTTACATTCCATTCATAACTCCGGACCTTGTCGAGAGTGAGTTGAGAATATTCCGTCTTGGTAAGGCGCTTACCGAACATCTGGTCCATCAACTTGGTGAGGTTTGCTTCATCTGAACCAAACCAAGTCTTAGTGAATTTCACGAAGCGGAAAGGCGTTCCCGCGTCATCGCCGACTTCGTTCGTCTCCCAAATCCATTTGAAATTAGCGACTTGGAGTTCCGGGTTGTTGAAATCCGGCCGCATAACCTTCTCACAATCCACCAGAACACACGAATATGTCCCGCTTGGAGCGACTGAGAAGTCGGTCACGCCGCCTTCTGATGCAAAGTTCATTCTTACTTAATCCTTCTGTGCGACTCGCACTACGTTTCTGCCACCATCGGCGGCAGGGGAATGTTACCGTGGATTTCTTTACTTGAAAAGATATAAAGAAAACTTCTTTACGGTAATCCGGTACAGCGTTAGCGTCCGTACCGGTTACCGGGTAACAAACCTATCCCATAAGCCGCTCGCACAACGGCTTATGGAAGGGGATTTATAAAGGGGAAACCATCTACTAGTTCTTAGTTCTATTACTTAAGGGAACTACTCGTTGAAACTAGTCGAAATCCTCGAACATATCCGTCAGCCAAATATCCATGACCGCTTGAAATACGCCTATCCACTCGTCTCTTGTGATGCAACCCGAGTGAAGTTCACTGTTGACATCAATAAGCCTGTCAAGGAAATCGTGGATGTCCTGAGAGCCGAACGGGTCTTCCACCCAAGATGCATGATGCTCGAAAACGGTCGTTAGGATGCCGGCACCGTGTTCCCAATCCCAACACCAAGTCGATTCGTTTGCCATCAATGCCGCTTCAGTCAGAATCTCTATCAGGAACGGTTTATTGAATTCGGTTTCGTACGTCGTATAGTATTCCGTCCGGGCTGCATTCCAGTTATCTACGGACACCGGCCATAAAACTAATTTAGGGTTAAACATCTAACTTCTCCCGTGACTTGTAATAGTGAATCGCGCGGCGCTTGCCTTCCAGCGTTGAAAGCGTTCCGTAGGACACCAACTCCTTGAGCATCCTAATAACAGCAGTCCTGTTGCCACCGACTCGCCGATGTATGTCATTAGTGTTCGGGAGGCCTTCCAGAATCTCTTCTGTGGCTTCCGAATTCTTGATTGGGTCATACACCGGTATTGCGCTAAGTATTCTCGTCTGTAAGTCCACCTCTATTCCCTGAACATCTGCCGGTAACATCACCGTATTACCGTTGTCGGTAGCGATGGTCCATGAGATGTTCAGATATTTCGATTCCTCGCAATGCCGGTTCTTGGTGGCTTTCATCGTATAAACGTTATCCCGTTTACTGATATTGAAGACCGTGTCGGCTTGCGCGGCGATATCACCGGCACCGCGCATTTGCTCATGAGCGACGCCGCTTTCTGTTCCCATTTTTCGGTTATGATGCAACGCTAAGATTGAACAACCCGTTTGCTTTATCTGTTTGAACGACCGGTACAAAGATGACATACGACTATTGTCGTTTTCGTCTTGGCCATGCACTCTGACAAACGTGTCGATGATTACGAGTCGTATTGAATGTTCCCGAATGGCATTCAGAATCTGGTCCATATGCTTTGGGTTATCCAGACGTACGCCTTGTTGGTCCATGTAATACAAAGTCTCTGGACTCGCTGAGAGTCCGTTGAGACGAGAATACATACCCGTGACTCCCATTTCCTCATCGATGTATAAAACATTGCAAATAGAGACTTCTAGTTGGCCAAGCCAATAACCACCGGAGGATAAACATCGGACTAAATCAGCGGCTACCCAAGACTTTCCGCCGCCGGCCGGAGCGCTAATAAACGCCAATCCACCGGAAAGCAATACGTCATTGACTAACCATTCTAATTCACCAAGTTCTGAGACTTTCCGTTGCATATCTGGCCATCGCAGAATCTGCAATTCGGAGTCAACTTCCTTAACCGGTTCGTTATCCGGCATCGTATTACCGGCCCAAACAATCCATGCTCGTTGGACTTTATCCGCGACGGCGTTATCTTCTAGCGGCGGCGTACAGTAACGAATATTCCAGTCACTAGCGAAGTTCAATGCCGCTTCAAGAGGGAAACCTTTAGCCCGAAAGAATCCGACTAAGGTTGTTAGCGCATTGTCCCGGCCTCCGAAATGTCCGCCTCCTTCAGGATGCTGTTGGAATAATGCTATCCACGGGTTTTCAGTGTCGTCTCCTGACGCTTCGGGCCGAACCCGTTTTACCGGGACGAGCCTCTCTAAGTTATCGAACCAATCATCGCTCATTTGCTTCTCCATAAACGTGTGCAATTATGCAGGGCAAGTCTACCTCGGCCATTGTTATCGCGAAACTCCACCAAGGATTAGTTTTAGCCCTCTGAATGTTCTCCCATAGTCCTACTACGGCGATGTCTAAATCATCAATAATGCCTCCATTCGGCGTATGTATGCGAGGCGTAGCACGGCCTAATAACCCGGCTTCGGCGCTCGCTAATAATGAATCCAGCCGCTTATCATTGAAATGCGGATGCCACCGGGATTCGGATTCGGCCGGCTTTATGCCCGGACATCTCAATAACCTCACCGGCTTCGGATTTGATATGTCTTTCCAATTCACCGTTCCCGCGACACGTAATATCCTGTCAACGTTGGCTACATTGTCGGTGCCACGGATAATGTGTTCGGCGAATAAACGGATGTTCGCTTCCACCGATTTACGGTCGCGTTCGCGGCTAACGTCCCGGATGTTAGTAAGTTTCTTATATCCGTGCCAACCGTTCCCGGATGTCACGACGATGTCGCAGTCATCGAGCAATTCTTGACTACTGCCGTTTACCTTACTGTCCAAGTCTATCCAAACTATTCCGACCTGATGAACGGCTTCACGGCCGCTTTTCTGTCCGGGATAAGCGACATTGGCCCTCGGGCATACACCAACGTAAACGTCGTATTTCTGATAAGCCAAGTTACAGCAATGCTGAGCGAGATTGACTATCTTCTTCGGCTGTAAATCATCCGGTAGCCGAAGCCAATCGCGCCGTATAGGACCATCTACCCGGCTTATAGAACGTATCTCCACGAACCCGGCCGGATAATGTGAATACAACGCTTTCAAGAACTGTATTACTTCTGCCGGCTTACATTCCGCTAACACGGTGTATGCTCATCGGCGATGCCGATATGTTTGGCGATAACCTTGGCCGCTTCTATCCACGAATAGCAAACGGCGAACTGATAACCGTATGGGAGCAACTCCTGCTGGAAGGCCGCTTGCGTCACACTCAGTTTATTCTTGCCGATTTTCATTTCTATCCAAAGACCCGGTGAAGGTGCCGGAACGAATATATCCCATACGCCGCTTCTTACTCCCATAGCACGAAGTTTAGCGGCATACCGAGGTTCTCGTTGGCCGCCGTTAGGCGTATGGTAAACCAACGCCAATAACGGGTAAACGTGAACCATGCTCCTGACCCAAGTCATTAGGAATATTTG